TCACTCGTCCGGCGTCTCGGCCTCGAGACGTGCGTTCGGATCCCTGTTTGCGGCCATGTCATAGTCTTCGGGGTGCGCGGCGATACGGTCGATGAGATCATCGGTGATCTGGGATTCGCGCTCGCGGGCCTCGTAGGCGCGGGCGGCCTCGCTGCCGAGTGCGCGTGTGTAGATGTCGAGGCTGGTGAGCCCGAATGTGGAGGCGATGTGCTCCACGTCGGATGTGTTCAACGGTGCCTCATAGCGCATGCGCTTGTACCAGTAGTTGTTGCTCAATCCGCTGGAATCAAAGAATTCGTCTATTGTGATGCCGCTATTTTTCAACAGTTGTCGACATACATCGATGATTCTTTTGCTGTCTTCGGTGACTTCGTTTTTAGATCCTCGTGCCATGCCTGAAGTCTATCTAAATAAGTAGATTTTGTAAAGAACCTATATAGGTAGATACATTGAATCACCTAAATAGGTAGATTGAGAGTTGTCGCAATGGAACGGACCAACCAGAAAGGAGCGGCAACCGATGAGCGAAACGGAAACCATCGCAAGGAACCTCAGCGGCGAGCTCGCACGCCACCGCAAGACGCAGGCCGCGCTCGCCAAAGAACTTGGGGTGAGCGAGCAAAACATTAGCAAGCGATTGCAAGGCGAAGGGTCGTTCACCACCGAACAACTCGAGAAAGCCGCCGCAATGCTCGGCATGAGCCTCTACCAGCTCATGATCAAGCTCCTCCAACCAATCGACGGCATCAAACAGATCAAGCCGTGAGCAGCGCTCGCCGACGCATGAATCGAAGGGAGAATCCAATGAACAATGAAATCCAGAAGTTCGATTTCAAGGGCTCATCATTGCGCACCTTGACCGATGAGGCGGGGGAGCCCTGGTCCGTCGCCAAGGACGTATGCGACATCCTCGGCATGAGCAATCCATCGATGGCGGTTACCGCTCTTGATAAAGATGAAGTCGCTCAGATTGACCCTAAGGATTACTTAGGGTCAGAAAATCGAAGCAATCAAGCGGTCAACATCGTCTCCGAGCCTGGCCTGTACAAGCTCATCATGCGCTCGCGGAAGCCGGAGGCCAAGGAGTTCCAGCGTTGGGTGACTCACGAGGTCCTTCCGCCCATCCGCAAAACCGGCGGCTACATCCCGACGTCCGAGTCGGATTCGGATGAGGACATCATGGCCAGGGCCGTGCTCGTCGCGCAGAAGACCATCAAACAAAAGAACCAGCAGATCGCCTCGCAGCAGTCGCGCATCGACGAACTCCAGCCCAAGGCATCCGCGTGGGACAACTTCGTCGATATCGACGACGCGCTTTCCGTTCGTGATTCCGCGAAACTGCTCAGCAACCTGGGCAGGACTGTCGGGCAGACGGAACTGTTCGAATGGCTTGACCGGCATGACTGGATCTTCCGTGAGAACAAGCATTGGTCCGCGCGTCAGAGCCGTATCAATGCCGGGCATCTGATGATGGTTCCGCCGAAGTCGCATGGGACGCACAAGGACGGGACTCCGTTCGCGTTCCCGCCGACGGTGAAGGTCACGAGGAAGGGCCTTGCCCTGATCGCCCGCCGGTTCGGCGAGGAAACGCTCCAGCTCGAATATCCGAAGGCGGGCGCGTGATGTCGGTCGACAACTCTCTTATTCCGTGCCGTATCGACAAACCGAATCCGTTCGAGGCGATGTTCGCGCTGATCTACATGGGTGTCGGAGCATTCTGCCTGATTGCCGGCCTCCGACGGATGGAACGTTGGGAGATCCTTTTCGGATTCGCGATGCTGATGATCGCCTCGCAGGCATCCAACAGGTTTCTCGCACGCAAGCGGCTCTACGAGGACTGCTTGGTGTTCTGCAAGCCGCCGGAAGTCACTCGGGAAGCTGAAGGAAAGATGCCCCGGACGCGACAAGCTGACGGGCACCCTCGGAAAGAAGCGCTGAAATGAACGGTTTCGCTATCTTGCTCTTCAGGTTCTCCCATACAGTGGGCTTCCCGGTCTGTGATTCCGCCATGTACAGCACTCCGAACAGGGCCTGCAGGGAGACCTTCAGGTCGAACTCTTTCCCAGCCGCGTATTCGTCGAGGTTCCTTCTCGCTTCGGAGATGAGGTCCAGTACGTACACTCGCAGCGATGTCGGCAGACTGTCATCCTCTCGGACCGCCTTCAACGCCTCGTCCAGGAACTCGGAGATTGTCTTGCGTTCCTCTTCGGCGATGGAGATCGGTAGCGATGGCGACTTGTCGGCGATAATCTCCAATGCCTGCGCCTCGGCCGCATCCAGAGGGACATCCCGTTGCTGGGAAGTCGAGAAACCGGCCCAGTATCCGGTTCCCGAAGGATTTGTGTATGACTCCCACAGTTTCTGCCATATCTGCGGCATGACGCTTTTCGTCGTGCCCAACCGTCTGACATTCATCTTGATCAGATTGTCTAGGCACGTTTCGGCGTCATGCATTCTGCTGAACGATGTGGATATCCCATCGTCGAATTCATCGTCCCTTTCCTCGATCTTGAAGAACTGCAGCATGTACTCGGCTGGGTTCATTGATGCTTCTCTTAACTGTTCGGCCCGCACGTCGCATATGCGGGATGACACCGATTTTAGGAGGGGGCCGGGCGGTTCTCCTAACGCCGCCCGGCATCACACACGCAAAGGAGGCGCGTGATGGTTTTGCAGAACGAGCTCAAGGATGCGAGCCGTATCCCGTTGAAGGACAGGCTCGCATGGACCCTCCCGCAGGCCGCGAGCCTGTACGGGATCGACTACGACGGCCTCCGACAGGCTGTCAACCAGGGCGACATAGACACGTTTCGTCCGCCAAGCAAACGAGGAACGCCTTCCCGCCGTCACATCAGACGCGAGGAAATGGACCGATACGTCAAATCGTTGGAGGAGTAAGCATGAACGACATTCGCAAGGCGTGCGTGAGGGCCGTGTTCGACGAATTCGACGACTATGGCGACGTCATCAGGCCGGCTGTCGGCGATGAATGGGATGGGATCGACGCGAGCCGTCCGCTCGGCCACATCGTCGGCTACATCGACCTCGACGTCACAGATCTCGTGGACCTCATCATCGACACGATCAACAAGGAGCTGTGATGGCACTCAGGAGAATCGACGCGGAAACGCTGCTGACACCACCCGCGCCGCCGAAGGACACGGTGATCATGTTCGGCTTGACCGGCTACGCGATTCGCGTCACGGGCAAGGGCGCCAGCCTCATGGAACTCGACGTCGACGGAAGCCGCGAGCTGGCGAGCATCGGAAAAGACCAGGCAAGGACATTCATTCAAAAAATCGGAGGCGCAAGATGACGGACAACGATTATCGCATCGAGAACGGGTTCGAAAAGGGGAGGCCGAACTACACGCTCAGGCGTTTGAAGTTCGCGCTGGCCGTGGTCGGTCTGGTCGTGAGCGTGACGCTCATGCTCACCTGGCATGGCGGCGGTCTGACGGGCGCGCTTGTGGTTGAGGGCGTGTATCTGGCCACGGCCCTGTGGCTGACGGTCAGGTTCGCTCCACGCGATGACGTGGATGGCGACGTCTGACCGTATCCGCCGGCGTACAAGGACGCGGACGGATGGCGGAAGCGTGGGTCCCTTCATCTCACATTGCATTTCACGCATGCACTCTCACGTCTTCCGCCGTCGCACAGTCCGCTGTGGGTTCGAATCCCGCCGCCGGCGCTTGGCCGGACCGTCAACGCCGCCCGCATCCCCGCTTCGTTCAGCTTTCTTGGTGGTGTGGGAACGATGGGCGTGCTTCTTTGCTGTCATGGCGCCCAGCGGTCCGGCTCGTATCAATCAATCTCGTATCAATCAATCAAGGTCAAGGGAGGAACCGATGAAGGAGATTCTGCCGCATTGGCATTTCAGTCCGAACGCTCCGGTCAAGGACGTCGGCATGGAGGGGATGACGAGTGGCGACAGGGCGGTGGCTGAGGCGTGCCGTCGGGCGATGGAGACCGAGGCGTGGAAGGAGCTGGTGATCTTGGAATCGGTGGGCGTGCGGTTCACCGGACTGGTGGGCCGGTTCGTGTCCGAGGTGGCGTCTCCCGTGTTGGAGGTGATGCCTGGTGACAGTTTCCATCAGGGCGCGGCCGCGCAGTTGACGCACATGGTGAAGACCAGGGATGGTGGCGAGACCATCCGCATCATCAAGACTCTCGCCGTGAAAGGTAGGTTCTAATGGCTGGTGAGACGATTATCGCGGTGGTGGGCAATCTGACCGCGGATCCTGAGTTGAGGTCGACGAAGAACGGCAGGAGCGTGGCGGGTTTCACGATCGCGTCCACTCCGCGTACGTTCGACAGGCAGTCGCAGCAGTGGGTCGATGGGGACGCGTTGTTCCTTCGTTGCACGGTGTGGGGTGACTTGGCGGAGCATTGCGCTCGGAGTCTCGCGAAGGGCGTGCGTGTGGTCGCCCAGGGTCGGCTGACGCAGCATTCGTGGGAGGACGAGCAGCATCAGAAACGGTCGAGCGTGGAACTGCAGGTCGATGAGATCGGACCTTCCTTGAGGTATGCGACCGCGCAGGTGACCAAGGTGCAGAAGGGCACCGCTGGAGCGTATGGCAATCCGTCCTCCACTCCGGCGGGCTATACGGGCGGAGCCACCGCTGCCGGTGCCTCGTTGCCGCCGTCTGACCCGTGGGGCTCGCCACAGGGTGAATCGTCGTCGTTCGGTGATTTCGGCAAGCCGGAATCCGAACCGGAATTCTAAGGAGGAATCATGGGCATCACCATAGAGGATCTGCGCGTCGAGGATTTGCATCCGAATCCGAACAATCCACGCAGGCAGGTGTGCGACGTGGCCGATCTGGAGGCGAGCATCCGCTCGCAGGGCATCAAACAGCCGCTCCTGGTCACGCCGACGGGAGAGGTCGACATTGACGGGCATGCGCAGTACCGCGTCGTCATTGGCCACCGCAGGCTCGCCGCCGCCAAACAGGCCGGACTCGCATCCGTGCCGGCCATCATCGAAAGGATGGACGCGCGACGGGAACGCGAGGTCATGCTGGTCGAGAACTCGCAACGCTCCGATTTGACGCCCATCGAGGAGGCTGACGGTTATCAGGGGCTCCTCGACCTGGGCGTGGGCGTCAAGGAGATGGCCGAGAAGACTGGACGCAGCGACCGGTTCGTGCGCCGACGGTTGAGGATCGCCCGCATTCCGCAGGAGACGCGTGACGTGGCGGCCGATTTCAGCCAGATGAGTCTCGACCAGCTCGACAGGCTCGCGGAATTCGAGTCCGACCCGGACATGCAGCGCGAGCTCGCCCGCGCCGACGATTTCGACTGGACCTACCAGCGGCTCTCCCGGGAACGCCGTAAAGCCGCATGGCACGACAAGGCGCAGAAGGCGCTCGCCAAAGCCGGAATCAAAGTCGAAAGCTTCCCAGACGGAAAGAACTTCTGGAACTGGCATCCGTACGGATACCGGGCCGGCCGCATGATATCCAACATCGAAACGGACTTCTGGACCTCGTTCACCAGGGAATCCGATTGGCCGTCCGCACGTGTGTACGAGAATTCCGCGTTTGATGAGTTCTGCACGTACCTGCCGGTTCCCGCCGACGAGCTCGAAAAAGACAAAGCCAAGACCGACGAGGACAATGCCATCAAGGCGCGAGGCAGGGAACTCAACCGACAGGCCCGCGAATTCGAAGCGATCGCCAAAGCCAACCGCACCACATGGCTGAAACACAACCTCCGCGCACTCACCCACGAACACGCGGAAACGGGAATCTGCAGGCTCGCGCTCGCTGACACGGTCGGCTGGAGGAGCGTGTTCCCGTACCAGTCCTACAAGGGCGAGGACGTCATCAGGGAGCTGATCGCGTTCGGCTGGAGCCTGCCGATCACCGAGCATGACGACGAGCACTGGTCGCTGGAATGCAAGGAGAACCTCGACTCGATCCGCATGGTGTTGAAGGACAGGCCGCTTCGAATCCTCGATGTTCTGGCCGCCCGCTGGGAGTCGAACATCGGCTGGAACTACTGGCGCCAACGGCATGGCGTGGACGATATGGGCATCTGGTACGACGTGCTGGAACGCATCGGCTACCAGGTCAGCGAAGACGAGAGGAAGGCGCTCAAGGGCGCATATCTCGGCGGAGGAGATGACGAATCATGAGCATGGAGAATGTTCGGAAACTGCTGTATCACGAGTACGGGCTTGACCCTTATGAGCTTCGTCTTCTGATGATGGTGGCCGACTGGACCGGCGATGACGGCAAGGGCTTTGCGAAGAGCGCGAAAACCATCGCATCGCAGCTGCATATGTCGGAACGCACCGTGCACAACAAGCTCCGGTCCCTGCGCGAGAAGGGTTTCTTGAGATACGGCAACCAGCACATCGTCGACGATATCGCGCCAAACCGCCGACCGAAGGTGTATGACATGCACCTGCCAAAAAACAGAGGTGAACGAAATGCACCCCAAGAAATCAAACCAAAAAACAGGGGTGAACGAAATGCACCCCAAAAAACAGGCATGAATCAGGGGTGCAACTGGCATGAATCTGGCATGAATCAGGGGTGCACACAGCGTGCAGACAATACTACTAAATCTATAGAAACAATAAAGACTATAGAGAGAGACCCGCGCGCGAAAACAACAACACCCATCCCAACCGACTGGAAACCAACCGAGGAACACAGGGCGCTCGCCGACAAGCTCGGCATCGACTGCGACATCGAAGCCGGGAAATTCCGCGACCGGGCACTCGACTCAGGAACCAGATCAGCCGACTGGAACGCGAAATTCCGCAACTGGCTCGTCAAAGGCAAGGAACGCGGATTCGTCACACCCAAAACCGGCACTCGCCGGTATACGTGGGGCAGCGAAGAGGTCAAACGGGTGCTCGGCCCAATCGCCTGCGAGGGCACGGACACGTACATGGAGCTCGCATGCAAGGTCGCCGACCTGCTCAACCAAGGCGTGGACCCGGACATGCTGCGCCGTCAGCTCGCGAACGTGCCCGGCGACGTATTGGCCGAACAATTGTTCGAACAGGAGGCGGCGGCATGAACGCCATGACCATCGCACACATGGCCGGCATCCTCACCTCGGCCATCCAAGCCGCGGACCGATTGGAACTCGACGCGCTCAAAGGCCCGGCGCTCGCCGATATGGACCTTGACCGCATCCGCGATATCAAACGCGACTGCTCGACCTGCATCAACCTGCTCGACCAGTTCGGAAGGGAGCGACGATGAGCGACCGGCAATTCCAGGAATCGAAACACGTCGCCTTACAACGACAGGGCTGGCATTGCATGCGTTGCGGACGCAACCTGCACGACCCGACCGTCTGGCCGGGCAGGAGCGGCCACCACCGGCAGTTGCGCCGTCGGGCCGACCCGACCGTGCGTGACCTGCCGTGCAACATCGTGGAACTGTGCGGTTCCGGCACGACCGGCTGTCATGGTTGGACGCACGCGCATCCGGCCGAGGCGGAACGGTTCGGCTACATCATCCCGAGCTGGCGCGCTCCGCTCAACGCGCCGATACGCGATTGGAACGGCGACTGGTGGTGGCTGTTGGATGACGGCACGGCGCAACGGCTCACGCAAATCGAAATCATCGAATGGCAAAGCGATTGGAAGGAAGAATCATGAGGAAACAGGACAAAGACCGGAATGGGAAGCCGGAGGCGCTGCTCTGGCTCGACTTCGAAACGACCGGCACGGACAGGAATGACAGTCTGCCGTTGGAGGTCGGCATGGAATGCACCGACGTGCTGGGCGAACATTCGTATGGATCCCTGCGCCGCATCATCAGACCGGACTATCTCGACCTGTTGGACGGCTCCGCGCACGACGACTGCGTGGATGCTGTGGCGAACGCAGTGGAGGAGTATCTCGACTCCCTGTCGCAACGCTTCACGCTGGTTCCGGCGGGCACGAACGTGGACTTCGACATCGACTTCCCCAAACGCCTCGACCTGGCCCCGGACAGGTGGCTGTCCTACCGCAAGTTCGACCTGACCACGCTCCGCCGATATTTGAGGTTCATCGACTGTCCCGAGGATCCGTACGAGGGACATCGTGGATCGCACAGGGTACGCGACTGCATCCGACGCGACATCAACGACTACATCCGATACCGCACACTCCTGAAAAAGACATGGTGACAACAAGGAAGGAAACACTCGAAATGAGAAAACGCAAACCATTCACACTCGCCGGCATCGGCGTGCCCGCCATCACCCTGTTCCTGCTCACTCCGGTATTCCTCCTCGCGCTCGCCGGATGCGGGAGCGCGTCGGAGCCTTCCACGACCGCGCATGCGGTCAGGTCCATCGACTGGCGGTGCTCCGACATGTACGACGACTTCAGCGAATGCGTCGTCACCCTGACCGACACGAGGCAAGTGGACTGCATCGTCTACTCGACGAACGGCAAGCAGGCCGGCCTGTCCTGCGACTGGGACCATGTGAGCGGCGCGGACAAGGAGCCGGCAAGATGAGCTACAACGTCGTCACCCAGGAAGACGTCAGAACGTTCGAGAACATCGACGATGCTGGCGACTACGCGCAGGCCATGTCCCTGAGGACTGGCGAGCCGGCCAAGGTGTTCCATGCCGAGACCGGACTCGTCGCATTCACCGTCCGCCCAACCACGAAGGACACGAAATGAGAATCAATTTCAACAGTAAGGATGGCGTTTTCGCCATCAAAGCCGAAAACGAAGAGGAAAAAGCCCAGCTCAAAACGTCGGCGGCCGCCATCTGCAATCTCATCATCGCTTTTTTCGACGCCGATATTAACGAGGCGAAGGTGGAGAGGGAATGAAACGCATCACACTCAAGGACACAAAATGAGCAATCGAAGTTATTTGGTGCCAAGGCCGCCAGCGTTCGACCATGAGCATCCCAGACCGAAGGAGGAAGGCGAGGTGCTGTACTGCGGAAATTGCCAAAAATGGTACGTATCATGGTTTCCCCTCACCGAAGTCAAAACCATATGGGGCCGCCGCCCCGAATGGTGGATACGCATCTTCCACCGCAAACCATACGAGACGATCATCCAGCAAATACGAAGGGAAACGAAATGAAAGTGAAGAAAACCCTCATGGACATGATCATCAAATGGCATCAGGCCGGATACAGCCTCGATGAGATCGCACCACTCGTACCGCAAATCCCCAAAGAGGAAATCAAAGCGATAATCCAACAACACCACGAATAACAAAAACCCGACCTTCCGGCCGGGCTCCTGACACCACCAGAAGACTACCACGCCGGAGGGAATCGAACAAATGAACGAACAAAACAACGAATCCCAACCAACACCAAACCAGACACAACCAACACAAACCAACCAAAACAAGCCAGCGCTCGCCGGCATGTGCCAAGTGTGCGGCGGGGAGTGCAATCTGCGCAATACGCTGTGTGACAAGTGCGATGCCGTAATGAGAGGATGGCTCCGCGACTATCCGTCATGGATCCAAGCCCTGAGCGAGTTTCTGGACAGCACCGCACATTACGGTGGCCATCAGCCCGGCCGGACCAATTTGGCTTCGGCTCCGACGCCGGTCAGGTTGTCTGTGATTGACCATCTGCAGGAGATCGATGATTTGGCTGTCGCTCTTTGGCGGCGGTTGTATGCTCCGCCGGCCATGCCGTGGGCCGATAGCAGGATTCATCCGTCTGTGTTGAAATGCCTGAGTATCTGCGCGGATTGCAATCGTCTTTCACGATTGCCGGACATTGGTCTGATTTGGCGTGACTGGGAGCGGGTGGTGCGCAAGACGCTGGGCATCATCGACGTGCCACCATCCAGGCATGGCATCGGCAGGTGCCTGAATCCTCTGTGCGGCGTGGAGCTGACCGCCGAAATCGGCGCGGCAATCGTTGACTGTCCGGTGTGCGGCAACACTTACCGCGTGGTCGACGTGCGATTGGGGTTCCTGCGGGAGTGCATCGAATCGGGCAGGGCGTTCACGGCGGGGGAGTGCGCGGAGCTGCTGCGCGAATGCGGGTTCCAGTGCAATGCGAACACGATTCGCTCGTGGCGTAAGCGTGGCAGGCTTCAGCCGGCCGGTGAGAACGAGAAGGGGCGGCCATTGTACCGGCTTTCGGATGTGCATCGGCAGGTGTTGCGACGCGATTCGATTTGACAAAATCGAAAGTGCAACGCACAATTGTCAGTGGATTAGAGGGTCCAAACCGATACACACGGTTTGGACCCTCACTTATATCCTCCAATGGATTCTCCTGATTCACTTGGGTTGCAGTCCCGTCCTGTCCGAACAGCATATCGGACACGCTCCGCCCACTCCCGTCAGAGTGGACATACCCCAATGTGGCAGGCAAGCCAATCCCGCGTTTACGTGATGCGGTGATGCTCAAACCGCCTGTCCATGCCTTCGTAGAAATCAGTGGTAGATCGTACCGGCCGAGAGTCTTTATTGGATTCTCTTCCTTGTGGCCGCGTGTGGGCGCGGGTTCGACTCCCGCCGGAGGCACTCGGTCGTCCCATGTCATCATGTTTTCGATTGGCGTTGAATCCGCTGGCGTGGGACGGTCCTAGACTTGCTGACATGCCAATCGAAAAAGAAACACGCGAACAACATCAGAAACGTCGCAACGACGAATCCGCGAAGGCAATGGAATGGCTTGCGTCGCATTGGACTCAACCGCGGAATTGTCCGATTTGTGGCGGCCTGCAGTGGGGGGTGGGGCAAGCCCTGGAACTCAGGGAATTCAATTCAGGAGATATTGTGATTGGCGGAGATTCGCAGGTCACGCCCATCACCGCTGTCGTATGTCAGACGTGTGGATACACCTTTTTCATGAACGCGATAATCTCTGGTGCCGTTCCTTCGGAGCCGAATCATACGGAGCAGGGGAAGGGCAAATCGTGAATTCGAACCTTCAAGGGCTTCAAGGGCTATCTCAACAGAAAGCGGCATTTTCGACGAGCGTTAAGATGCCAAAGGAGGAGGCGATACCGGTGCGTACGACCGACCTCAAGCATCTGAAAAGGGATATCAGACGAATTCCGGATGGCAATGGTAAATTAGACAACGCTTTTTGGTGCGCAATCGGTATCGGAATCCCGATGATAATCCAATTCGCGGTGGACTCTAGTTCTTCCGGAGGTCACGGCAACTGGTTGATTTTGGCTATCGGCGTGGTGTCATGCATATTGGCTGGCATGTTTAAGATATTTGGCAAAAGTGAGAAAGAAGAACGCGAACGATATATCGACGGCATCATCGAGAACATTGATGATTTCTCCGTCGGCGTGAGATGAAGTTGAATTTCTCCGGAGCCACCCATGAAAAGGAATGGCCCGGAATCACTTCCGGACCATTTGTTTATTTGTCGTTTTGCTTGCGTGGCCTGCCTCCTCCGACGCCTCGACCGGGACGTTGCGCGTTCCACCGGTCGATGGTTTCGGGGAGCCAGCCGCGTGTGCGGCCGATGCGCACGTCCGGCTCCGGCAGGTCGTAGACTGCTGCGTTCGCGACGCCGAGTCTTTCGGCGACCTGTTTGACGCCGAGGTATTCAGTCGTCATCGCCGCCCCGTCTGTCCATGATGAGCGTGGCGATGCACCAGATGCCCGCCGCGAGTCCGAACAATCCGGCTTGCCATGGTTTTCCCGCGAAGCCGAGCATGGCCGACAGCAGTCCGCATGTGATGCCGCAGACGGCGAATATGGTGCTTGTTTTCATGATGGCTATGAAATAGGATGGAACCGGGGTTCCGGGCACTAGGTCTGCTCGGAACCCTTTCGTCATCTCTTATGGCGTGGTCTGCGCCGTATCGAGATGATGAGCGCCGCCAGCGCGATGATGTTGCTCACCACCGAGCTGATGGCGGTCACGATATCCGTCCATTTCATGCTCACCTCCTTTCCTGTTGACATAAACTATTGTATCAAAAATACATAAGTTATGCAAGCGAGATAGGTATGACACGCCGAAAGGAGCAGAAATGAAAGAAGCCCTCGAAAAGATCGCACATCAACTCACACGCATAGCCGACCAAGGAGAACAGGTGGGCATGCGGGTTAGCAGGGGGGATGCTTTGGAAGCGTGGGGTCTGCGCATATACGAGGACGACTTCCTCAACGCCTTGACCCGACTCGGAATCGAAGTCGCCGACTGATGCCGACGAGACCACAAGCCCGATGCGCCTTCACAGGATGCAGCCGCAAAGCTACACATCAAGGACGCTGTGACCGGCACCAACGCAAGCCATGGCAGAATCCATCAGCACACACACGAGAGCCTTGAGGCAACACCACACCGAATGGACGCACGTCAGAGCCGAACGCTTAAAGCTCGAGCCCAATTGCAGACGATGCAACCGCAAGGGAACCAATGTCGATCACATCATCCCAGTCGGCGCAGGTGGAGCATTCCTTGACATCAACAACACACAAACACTCTGTGACCAATGCAAGACCCTTAAAGACCAAGAAGACCGAAGGAACTACCCCGGGATATTCCACTGACGGGTATGGCGTCCCGAAAGTCGAACAAAAGTTCGACCAGGGGCGCCGCCGAAACTCTTTTTCGCGCGTCTCAGGTTTTAGGGGTCAAACCACCATGTGAAGGAGGCTGTCATGGGTGCTCGTGGACCGCAGCGGCAGCCTCTCCAGTTGAGGGTCATCAATGGTCGCGGTCCTGATCGTGATGCAGGCGGCAGGAAGATTTCGGAGGACGATGCAGGTTTCGAGCATAAGGCTCCGTCGGTGCCGGCGTGGCTGTGCGGCGAGGCGTTGAACACTTGGCGGCGAATCGTTCCGAAGCTCGCGCGGTTGAAGCTCATCAAGCCGGAGGATCGGGATGCGCTCGTGGCGTATTGCACTGCTGTGGCTTCGATGAGGGCCGCGCAGGAGTGCATCAACGAGGAGGGCGTGCTCATCGAGACGGAGCGTGGTGCTCGCAAGCTCAATCCCGCTTTTACCGTGCTGACCCAATCGCAGAATACGATTCGTGCTTTCGCGCATGAGTTCGGCCTGACTCCGGCGAGCGAATCGAATGTAGCTGGAAAGGCCGAGGAAGATGAAGAATTCAACCCGTTCACCTGAACTGCCGGACGCTGAGACTCTGGAACGTCTGAAGATCAGTCCCGAGGTCGCTTGGTATTGCCTGGAGCGTGGCATGGACCTGCCGAAGGAATGGCAGGTGCCGAAGATCAAGACACCGGAGCCAAGGAACGTCGATGGCGCAGTGTTCGACCCCGCTCGCGTCGACAAGGTGCTATTGAGCTTCCACACACTCCGTCACACGCAGGGCAAGTGGGCTGGCAAGCCGCTTGACCCTGACCCGTGGCAGCTGGTGTGGATCCTCGCCCCAGTGTTCGGATGGGTGAAGAAGAACGCCGACGGACAGTGGGTGCGCATCATCCGCGATTTGTATGTCGATGTGCCGCGTAAGAACGGAAAGTCGACGCTGTCTGGTGGCATCGCAGTCTATATGCTTGGTGCCGATGGTGAGCCGGGGGCGCAGGTCGTGTGCGCCGCGTCCACCGAACATCAGGCTGGCTTCGTCTTCCAACCGATCAAACAGCTTGTGGAGAAGACGCCGGCTTTGAAGGGTGTGATGACGGCGCATCAGAAGCGTATCGTCCACAATCGCTCCGGCAGTTACATGGAAGTGATTTCCAGTGCCGCCGATGCGGCGCATGGCATGAATCTTCACTGCTTCATCGTCGATGAGCTTCATGTGCATAAGACGCCGGATCTGGTGCGAACATTGGAGACGGGTCGTGGCTCGCGTACCCAGCCTTTGGGTGTGCGCATCACCACGCCTGATGATGGCAAATCGAACACGATTTACGATCAGACGCGCAAATACGTGGAGCAGCTCGCTGCCGGCACTATCAAGGATGACACGTATTACGGCGTGGTCTGGGGTGCCGACGAGACTGATAATCCATTCGCTGTCGAAACGCAGATGAAGGCGAACCCCGGCTACGGCAAGAGCCCGAGCGCCGAATACTTGGCGGCTCAGGCCAATCAGGCGCGGAATTCGCCGGCGCAGCTCGCCAGCTACCTCCGATTGCATCTCGGCATCCGCACGAAGCAGTCAGAACGCTTCATCACATTGGACTCGTGGGACCGCAATGCCGGTGCCGTCTACGCTTCGCCCGACCAGATGGCCGAGGCGTGCAAAGGCCGCGTCTGCTATGGCGGCTGGGATCTCGGCGCGGTGTCCGATCTGACGGCTTGGTCGCTGCTCTTCCCGGACGATTGCGACGGATATGACGTGCTTCTGCGATTCTGGGCGCCCGAGTCCGATTTGCCGGCATTGGACAAGCGCACGGCGGGCATGGCATCCGTGTGGGTGCGTGACGGCTGGCTGACCCTGACGCCCGGCGACGTGACCGATTACGCCTTCGTGGAGAAGCGCATCCTGCATGACCTTGACTTTTTTGATGTGCAGACCATCGGCTACGACCCGTGGAACGCAACGCAGGTCGCCAATGACCTGCAGGAGGCCGGGTTGGACGTGGATCGTCTGACCATCGTCCGGCAGGGCACGAAGACCTTGAGCCCGGTGCTCAAGGAGATGCAGCGATTGCTGCTCACCGGCACGAAGGACGCTCCGCTCTTCCGACACCACGGCAACCCCGTATTGCGGTGGAATGTGGACAATCTCGCAGTCAAGACCGACACGAATGGGAACGTCCAGCCGGACAAGCAGAACTCCGGCGACAAGATCGACGGCGTGGCCGCGACCCTGAACGCATTGAGCGAGGCATTGACCCGCCCCGCGCCGGAAAGGAGCATTTATGAGACGGAAAGCCTTTTTGCTTGACCTCCTGCAGTTGATTCTGGAGATTCTCGGACTCGCCTTCATCATCACCGGCTGTTTTCTTTTCTGGATTCCTCTTGGCTGGATTGTTTCCGGTTTTGTGATTCTGAGACTTGCTAAGGCGGTGAGCGAATGAGTCTCCTCTTCAAAGGCTCCGGCAGTGTAATCGACTTCGCCGGCAGGAATGGTGCCACGGTGACCGGCCCATGGCCGGTGGTCGACCCCGGAATGCCGTTGTCGAGCGGCCCTCGCGCCTTCGAGATCTATTCGACGCAGCCGAGCGTTCGCAAGGTCGTGGAATTCGTCGCGCGAAACGTAGCCCGCGTCCACATCCAGGCATTCGAGGGCGAGCCATACGGTCGACGCAAAATGCTCACCGACGGGCCATTGCATCAGCTGGTCAATCATCCGAATCCGGCGGCTGGCACGAGCACCTACCGTCTGATTCACGACATCGTGGCCGATCTGATGCTTTTCGACCGATTCCTGGTGGTCTACTCCGATGCAGACGGGACGCTCGAAAGGCTCCCGACCTCACAATGGCGGTTCCACAGGCGTCCGGGCATTATCGATGAGGCCGACGGCTTCACCACCACCGACCCGGTATCCAATCCTGACGGGTACATCCGCTTCGACGATCCGGACACCACGCTCGGATACTTCCGCGACAAGGGTTACGGCAGTTTCGATGGCATCAGTCCGATGCTCACACTGCAGCAGACTTTGGATGAGCACACCGAGGCCGTTAAGTGGCGTCGGCAATTGTGGAAGCATGGCCTGCGCATGCCCGGCTACTGGTCGCAGGATCTGAATGAGAAGGCTTTGTCCTCCGATGCGCGACGCAGACTGCAGACCGAGCTGGCGAATTGGATGGATGGCGGCGGCAAGGAGGGCGAGAGCCCTATCCTGCGCGGCATCGAATATCAGAAGGTCGGCACGGAATTCACGCCGAAGGACGCGCAGGAGGTCGAGGGTCGCACCTTGAGCGACATCGAGGTGGCGTCCGCCTATCAGGTGCCGCCGGAGATGGTCGGCGCAAGAGAAGGCAAATACGCTTCGCAGCAGGCCTTCCGCGACGCGCTCTACCGCGAGACATTGGGCCCACTGTTTGAGCAATTGCAGGGTGCTTTCAACGAGCAGATCTGCAGTCGATTCTTCCCGGGCCAGTTCATCGAATTCAATATCGAATCCGCTTTGCGCGGCAGCTTCATCGACGATGCGCAGGTCACGTCATCCGCCGTCGGTGGTCCGTGGATGAGCGTCAACGAGGCGAGAGCGGATCATGGTCTCGAGCCGAAGGGCGAGGAATACGACGAGATTTTGACTCAATTGAACACCGTCCGTGGCGGCGGCACTCAGGCGAGCCCTCATGACAGCGGCTCGCAGAATCTTGGAGGTGCAAATGCACAGGAATGACATGTGTCCTCTCTCCGAGAGCCGGAGGAAGACGCTTCTCGCCAAGTCCGAGCCAATGGGCGTGGGCAACGGCCAGTCTTTGGGCGAAGGCAAATTCACCGCGGTCGTATCGACCTTCAACGTGGTCGATTCGCAGGGTGACATGATGCTGCCGCACGCCTTCGATGATTCGATCGCGAATTTCCGCACCGGCAAGACCATCCCGATCCTCTTCAGCCATAATTGGACGGATCCGAACGCGAACGTCGGCGTCATCACCGACATGCGGCAGACCGATACGTGCCTTGTGATTGACGGCCAGCTTGATTTGAGCAGTCCAAACGGCCTGCAGTGCTTCAAGCTTTTGAAGGACGGCCGCGTGCACGAGTTCAGCGTCGGCGGTGAGGCATGGTATGACGACGTGCAAACCGCGCCGGATGGCGATCTCGTCTGGCCCATCACGAAATTCGACCTTTTCGAGGTCAGTCTCTGTCTCAAGGGCGCGAACCCGGAAACGCGACTGGTCAGCACGAAAAGCGAGGACCCGCCGGCCGACACAGTCCAGCAGGACACTGATTCAAACGAAGGCTCCGAACCGAATGGTCCGGGGCCTTTTTCAATGCAGCAATTCGACCGCGACGAGCTCCGAAACATGATCCGCGAGGTCATGAACGAGGAACGGTCGCAGGACACCACCGACGAAGAAGCCGACGAACCAGAGCCAAGCGAAGGCGAACCGGCCGACGTTGAGAACTTGCCCGATTTGACCGCGTGGGCGGCGGAAATGGAAACACAGCTCATCACCGAAGGAGATTCCAACATGAGCATGAAGCAGGAACTGCAGGACACCATCGCCCGCGTGAAGGCGATCGCTAACAAGGCGCAGGGCGAAGGCCGCGAATTCACCGCGGACGAGAACGAGGAGATCATCTCCCTGCGCAAGAAGGCCGACGACCTGAAGGCGAGGATCGACAAGGAGCATGAGGCTTCCGAAGCCTTGAAGAGCATGCTGGCCGCGTCCGAACCGTCCGACGACGTGTCCGGCAAGCCGGTCGTGGCGAAGTCCATCGGCGAGGCATTCATCCACACCGACGCCTACAAGGCCTTCAAGAACGCCACCACCCCGGATCGCACGCCGGTGCGCATCGCCAAGAGCCTAATCCGCGTCAAGCAGGATCCGAATCCGCTGTCCACCGCGCTGCCGGGCGCCGTGAACCCGACCGTGCTGCCGGGCTACACGGATGTCACCTATCCGCAGCCGAACGTCTTCCTTGACCTCATCACACGCGGCTCCACCGATTCGCCGTACATCAAGTACCGTCAGCTCATCTCCGTGACCAGTGCCGCCGCATCCGTCAATGAGAACGCCGAGAAGCCGCTATCCCAGCTCGGCACGCAGATGGCCGAGGCGAAGGAATGGACCTGCGCCGACGGCTTCAAGGTCACCAACCAGGAACTGCACGATGACGGCATCATCAGCACGCTCATCAACCAGACGCTTATGCGCAACCTGAACGCCTATCTTGAGAAGACCATCCTCAACGGCGATTCTTCGACCGATGTGGCGCAGAAGGGCATCCTGAACACGACCGGCACCCAGCAGGTCGCCTTCGACACGGACATCTTCACCACCGCGCGCCATGCGAAGCGCGTCCTGTCCGCCATCGGCACCAACATCCAGGCCATCGTCCTGAACCCGGAGGACAACGAGACAATCGACCTCACAAAGGACAAGCAGGATCGCTTCTACGGTCAGGGGCCCTTCGCGATGGGTCCGAGCACCCTGTGGGGCATTCCGCGCATCGAATCGCAGGCACTGCCGAAGGGCACCGCCGTCATGGGAGACTTCTCCACCGTCCAGCTGCTCAATTACGTGCCGCTGACCATCGAAGCGTTCAACCAGAACGAGGATGACGCCCGCCACAACCTGACCTACGTGCGCGCGGAGGAACGCAACATGCTCTTCATCCGCGAACCGAAGCGTCTCGCCGTGGTCAAGCTCGCCGCCGATTCCACTTCCAGCCAGGACCACAAGTGACCGGGAGGTGACCGATGGCGGAGTCGACGCTTGATCCGCTGGCCTCCATCTATGATCTCGCCTTGAAGACCGGAGGCAAGGCCGATGACGAGAAACTCAAACTCGCCTTGGACCTTGCCTCCGGCAGATTCCGCGAACAGGCCAACAATCCGATCAGCATGATGACAGAAACCATCATCCTCGACTCCGACGGAGGCAGGGCTCTCACACTGCCATGCCTCCCGGTGCACGAGGTGACGGAGCTGGTCATCGACGGCCGGCAGGTCACTGATTTCGAATGGTCCACGTCTGGCGCGATACGCCTCGACCGGCCGATTCCGGACAAGTGGCGGAGCGTGGAGGTCACGTACCGGCATGGCTACGACCCGGTACCGACAGGCATCCAGGATGTCGTGCTCGAACAGGCCGCGGCCATCTACCAGACGCTGCCCGGACTCGTGTCCTACACCACCGGCGCCGAACAGCGCACCTATTCGTCCGCTCTGACGGTCGGCACGACGGCCCAGTGGGCGGCGATGGTCGCACGATACAAGGTGGACTGACATGGACGGTATCCACGGACATACGCTCACCATCACGACGAAAGTCGTGGACGGCGAGCCGGACGAATTCGGCCAGCAGCAGTATGCGACGCGCAAAACCGTGCTCGAGGGGTGCAACGTGCAGCCGGTCGCAGTGACCGACCTGCCGCTCTTCCAGGACGCGAACCACTTGCCGCAATTCAAGTGCTTCAGCCATTCCGGCGATCTCGTCGCGAGTCTGCTCACGGGCGATTCGCGCATCGAGTGGAATGGCCGCATTTTCCAGCCCGCTTCGGCGGCATTCGACTATGTGACGCCTGACGGGATAGGCAACCACACCGAGTGGTGGATGACGGAGGTGACGTCATGAGCGGGAAATTCATGGTCGATGAGGATTGGATGCGCAAAAACGTGCTGTCCAATCCGGCTGTCACCTCAGCTTTGAACGCGAAGGCACGTCGGCTCGCTCCGGTTGTGAAGCGCATCGCCCTCAAGGAAGGTGATCGGCATTATGCGGAAAGCGTGCGCGTCGTACAGGGCAAACGTCCCGGTACGAAGTCGCCGAGCCACATCCAGAGGCCTTTCGCCCGCGTCATCGTCGGTGACGAGCAGGCCACGGAGAAGGAGTTCGGAGGCAAGCTGCCGAAGAAGGGCTTCCTGCGCCGCGCGATAGCGGAGATGGGGGACTGACTCATGCTCCTGCAAGGCCAATGGCCCCACCCGCTCCCTTTGCTGATCGCTTGGCTGAAGGACGATGTCGGCATCTCGGCGGTTTCGAAGCTGCCGGATGACATGAAAGACCATCTGCCTTGTGTGATGGTCACGCCGGCGCCCGGCGGAGGTCAGGGTGCCGACTATACGCGCACGCGAAGCGTCGACATCGACGTGTACGCGGCCGACTGGAAGTCGATGGCCGACATCACCGGACGTATCGAAGCTTCCATCTTCAGGCTCGGAGGCCGAGGCAACCGCTACGGCTACGTTGACGCCGCCCGAATCACCGAATTCTCTCAAATCGCATACGAGCGTGCCGCCGGCGTGCTTCGCTGCACCGCCACGGCATCTCTCGACATGCGCCCAAAAACCAGTCTCAAATAACGACAACGATTGGAGGAAATGATGGCTGCCATCACCGATGTGCCAAGCATTCTCAATGACAATAACGGAAACGTGCGAAAGTGGGGCACTCAGCTGCTCGCTATCGCCGACTATTCGACCGCGATGCCGGATCCTTTCTTCGACACCGCAACCAACAAACCGAATCAGCTGCCCGAGGGTTTCAAGGTGATGGGCTACATCAGCACTGATGGCGCGAAGATGAGTCGCGGCATCGAGTCCGCCGACACCAGTGCGGTGCAGGATCTGGAGCCGGTGCGTTCCGACATCACCGGACGTACCCGCACCCTGCAGCTCACCTTCCTGGAAATGAACGCATGGGTCAAGGCCTTGGCCCACGGCCTGCCCGTCTCCCAGTGGCCGGAAAACAAGGATGAGGGCTTCGAATTCACCGATGAAAAAACCACGGAATTCCCGTACTACCGCCTGATCTGGATCGGTCAGGACGGTGTGGGCGACGCGGCACATTACCGCATCGAGGCCGGGTATCGCGTCAAGGTCACCAATCAGGGCGACAACACCAAGAACCGCTCCGACGCCGAGGGTGAGGACCAGACCTTCACCTTCTTCCAGGATCCGAAGACCGGCAAGGTGTTCTACGAGGGCGAGAAGATCGCCAAGGCCGGTGCCGCGCTTCGTGCTGATGTCTCCCAGTCGCAGCCGGTGTCCGATCAGGCAGCGTCCTCCGAGTCACAGCCGGTCGCCGACTGACATTGATTCTTCCCGCACCGGGCTTTTGATTCCTTTCACCGGTGCGGGATTTTCCCTTCTTCTCTCGCCGAAAGGAACACTGATTTTTTTGAAAGGATTGAACAATGACCGACAACAAGAAGCGTAAGGTCCGCAGCCTCAAGGCCGTGAAGGCGAAGTATCTTGAATCCCACCCGAAGATTCGGGAGTGGATCGAGTTCACCATCAACGACGAGCCGGATGCGAAGGAATTCCGCATCCACGCTCCAATTTTCCAGTCGAATGAGGAGAAGAAGGCATTCGCGAAGGCGCAGGAGTCCGACGACCAGTTCGACTTGGCGAAAGCGCTGCTCGGCGCCCAGTGGGATGATTTCATCGAGGCCGGCGGACAGATCAGCCTGCTTTTCCTCCTGCTCGACGACGCGGCCGATGAAGTGCATGAGACGGACAGCGAGGGAAACCCTACAACGCTTTAGAGCTCCTTGACGGCGATGGTCACGCGGAGGAATTGGAGGCCGCGTTATGCGCGGTCTACGCGCCGCGTGACCCCATCCAAGAGTTCTGGCAACGCAAGATCAGTCTCCGCGCATTGCATGCGCTGATAATCCACATGCCGCCGGACAACGTCTTCTTTCGTGCTTTGGCTGGTGATGGCTGGAGTGAGTCGGAATGGCTGTTGCACGATTTGGGCGACATGCTCCGTGACATCCAGCTAACCATCACCCAGTGCGCTCCATTTGTGGAGCATCCCCTTGAAGAGGATGACATCAGGCCTCGCACCAAGCCTCCGGCTGTCGTGGTGGCTGAGTCCAAACGCGAACAGTCGTCTGTCGACAGCAAGGCCTTACACGCGCAGGAGCGGAGCGAGCTCATGGCGCTTGTCACGGGCGATCAATCGAAAAACTGAACAGTGAGGTGGTCTCATGGCCGGCACAGCCGCATGGATCGATGTGCTCCCGAATCTGAGCGCTTTCGGCACGAAGCTCAACAGCGGTGTGACGGCCGCGGCCACCTCCGCAGGACGGAATGCCGGCAAGAAATTCTCCGACGCCATGAATCAGGCCGCTGGCCGTGACGTGCTGTCAGAGCAGGTCAAGAGCCTGCAGCAGGCTGAGAAGAAGGCCGCGCAGGCGGTCAGCCAGTGCACGTCGCAGATCGCAAAAGCGCGCGACGAGCAGAAAAGCGCCGACCTGCGCGTACAGGCCGCCGAAGTCAAACTGCAGGAAACCATCGTCAAAAGCGGACAATCCTCCTCACAGGCCATCAACGCCCAAGCACGACTCAACGACGCAAGGAGCAAGGCGAGGCAGAAGACCGAAGCCGTCACATCGGCTGAGGAACAACTCAAAGCCGCCAGCGAAGGCCTGAAAGAGACTCAGACGCAGCTCCACGACGCTCAGACGAATCTGAACGCGAGCACTTCCAAGCAGTCGGGATTTTTCGCGTCCGCCGCGGCATCGGCGCGCAATGCCATCAATTCCTTCCGTAGCATGCAATCAAGCGTCACTACCACTGCCGCAAGGGGAGTCGGAGATTCCGAACGCTTCTTCACCGCGTGGGGAGCCGCGAAGTTCGGAGCCATCAGCGGGTTCGCGCAGTCGGCATTCAGCAAAGTCTCAAACATCATCACCAGCAATGTGGAAGGCGCCATTAAACGCGCCGACACGATGAACAATTTCCCCAAAGTCATGAAGAATTTGGGGTACGACTCGAATGACGCTGCCGCAGCCATCAAACGCATCAGCGCCAGCATCGACGGCCTGCCGACCACCACATCAAGCATGATCGGCATGGTCCAGCAGCTTGCTCCGTTGACCAAGAATCTGGACGAGGCCACCAGCATCGCATTGGCGTTCAACAATGCCGTCCTGGCCGGCGGCAAAGACACAGTGCTGCAGGCCGACGCCATCGAACAGTACAACCAGATGTTGAGCGCGAACAAGGTCGATGCCGCCGCATGGCGAAGTGTCGTCAATGCAATGCCTGGCCAGATGAACCAATTGGCCAAGAGCATCCTTGGCGCAAACGCGAAGCAGAACGACCTATATGAGGCGATGAAGGGTGGCAAGGTCACCTTCGAGGACTTCAATAAGGCGCTCGTCAAGCTCAATAAGGACGGCTACGGACAGTACGCCAGCTTCACGACGCAGGCGAAAGACGCCACACAGGGCATCGGCACTGCGATGGAGAACGCGAAAAACCGCGTCCAGAAGGCCATCGAGAAGATTATCGAGGCGTTCGGTGTCGACCGCATCAGCGGCGTCATTAACAGCTTTACGGCGAAATTCGGAGATGTCGGCTCGGCTGTGGCCAAGGCGGTCTCCGGATCATTGGAATTCGTCGAGACCGGCAAAGTCAACGAAAAATTGGCTGAATCTTTCCACATCGACAAGAAGTCGTATGCGGGCATCGAAGACGCTTACCAGCGGATTCGGTGGGGGTATAAAGGTCTCACCGATTTCATCAAGACCGGTGAATTCTCGTACGAGTTCAACCGTGCCTTCGAGAACGCAGACCGCCAGACACTCATCGACTTCAAAGACAGCCTCCTCGGCATCCGCGACTCCGCCAGCGAGGTGCTGAAGAACCTTCCCGGATTGGGTGAATTTTTCAACACCCCGGCGGATGGCGACAAGTCGAACTTGAACAAGGCCTTGAAAGCCGCCAATGTGGCGCTTGCTGGTCTGAAGCCACTGCTCGACCTGCTCGCATCAATCGAGAAGGCGTGGAACGGTCTGTCCGCTGACCAGCAGGGCACCATCTTCGATACGGCCATCTACCTGTGGTTAGGTAGTAAAGGATTCAAGATACTGAAGAACATCTTCGGTGTCGCCAAGGATATCGGCAAAGGCTTCGGCATCGCCGGAAAAGGCATCAAGACCGCTGGCAACGCGCTGAAATCGTTCGGCAAGTTCCTCGGCGGGCTGAAGGCTCCGAAATGGCTGTCAAAGCTTACCGTCGGCAAGGTTGGAATCGCAGCCGGTGGAACCGCAATGCTTTCAGCTGCGAAGAACGTCGAAAAAGGCACTCCTAAGTGGGCATGGAGTCAACTGAACAAAATTCCCGGTTTCAGCAAGGGCGACAAGTCATACGCCGACTACCAGAAACGGTACAAGGCCGCACAGGAAAACAACAAGTTCCTCGGAATCAAGAACTCCACATGGGAACACAACCTGAATCCGCTGAACTGGCCATCAATGGCCGTGGGTGCCGCGAAAACCGGAATGAACAAACTCGGAAGCCTTCGAAAGAAAGCCGACGAGCAGGGGTTCGCAGGTAATACCGGTTCCGCGCAAGCTTCGATGAGCTCCGGCCAACGCGATGCCGGAGTCAAGGCTTGGAACGGCATCAAAGGCGCGTTCTCCGAGGCAGGGCAGGCACAGGCTGACAATACGGCAGCGCAGGTCAAAGCCCAGCAGGACACTCTGGCCGGCATCAAGAAGGCATGGGGCGACGCCGGCGATTGGATCAACACCAATTGGTGCGACCTGATGGTCAAGATTCAATCGAAGTTCGACGGCGCGGCCCAGTGGGTCGAGGACCGTTGGAACGGTGTCAAGGACTGGTTCGGGACCACAGGTCAGAAGATCGGCGACTTCTTCTCCGGTATTCCATCGGCGATTGGTGGATGGTTTGATTCGGCGGGCCAGTGGGTTGAGGCCAAATGGCAGGGCATCTGCGACTGGTTCTCAGGTGTTGGATCCTCAATCGGAGGTTTCTTCTCGGGTATTCCGGCCGCTGTCGGCGGTTTCTTTGACTCCGCTGGCCAATGGGTGCAATCCAGGTGGCAGGTGGTATGTGACTGGTTTGCCGGCATTCCCGGTTCCATCACCGGCTTCTTCCAGGGGATTCCGGGCACTTTCCAGTCGATTTTCCAGACGGCCAAAGACCGGATAACCGGCGTCTTCAGCTCGGTCGGCACGTGGTTCGACAACAACGTGAAGATTCCTATCTCCAATGCCGTCAATGCCATCGGCCAGACCTTCCAGTCCACCAAGGATTGGATTAAACGAAGCTGGGATCAGGTCAAGGAGGCCGCAAGGGCTCCGGTGGCCTTCGTCGTCAACACGGTGTACACGAACGGCATCAAGAAGGTATGGGATTCGGTGGCCGGCGCCGTCGGCCTGAAACTCTCCCTTCCGACGGTGAAGTTCGCAACCGGCGGCACCGTCGGCGGCATCAACCCCGGTTACGCTCCCGGTGTCGATTCGATCCCGGCGATGACCTCGCCGGGCGAGGCGTGGATGGTGCCGGAATGGACTAAGGCCGTAGGCGCGGAGAACGTCTACCGCTGGAACGCTTTGGCTCGCCACCATGGCGTGCAGGCCGTCCGTGAGGATATGGGTCTTGATGGCGTCCAACGCTTCGCCAAAGGTGGCATTGCCTCCAAGATTGGCAAGGCGGTGTCCGGAGCGAAGAAATTCATCGAGGATTTGTCCCAGACAGCTCAGGCCTTTGTGAAGAATCCTGTGGATTGGGTCACGTCGAAGATTCTCACGCCTGTGAAATCGCAGGTGGCGGGAATCAGCGGCGGCCAGTTCGGCCAGATGGTCGGCAGACTGCCGGTGAGTGCCGCTACGGCTCTTGTCGACAAGGTCAAGTCGATGGCGTCCGACCTGGCATCCAAGTGGACCAGCAAATCCGAGGCGGGCCAATATCATGGTTCGGTCGGTGGCGGCGTGGAACGCTGGAGGAGCCTAGTCCTGCAGGTGCTCAAGGAATTGGGCCAGCCAGCAAGCTGGGCCGACACCGTGCTACGCCGAATGAATCAGGAGTCCGGCGGCAATCCTAACGCCATCAACAACTGGGATTCCAACGCCAAAGCGGGTATGCCGTCGCAGGGCCTGATGCAGACCATTCCTGGCACATTCAATGCCTATGCGGGGCCGTACCGCTCGCGTGGCATCACCGACCCGCTCGCCAACATCTATGCCGGCTGCAATTACGCGATCCATCGGTATGGGTCGTTGGCCGGAATGAATCGTGCGGGCGGCTACGCGCTCGGCGGCATCGTCGGAGACGATAGACCGACCCTGTACGATCGCGGCGGCATCCTGCCACCCGGACGGCACCTCGTGGCCAACGAGACCAAGCAGCCCGAACTCGTGTTGACGCGAGAGCAGATCGTCAAGATCTTCGGCGCTGACGTCAAAGATAAGGGCGATCGGACCGTGAACCTCAACGTCAACATCCCCGAACGCTCGGATCCATGGGCTGATGCGAGCATCCTCGTGCGCACCGCGCGACACCAATTGCGATAAAAGGAGGCCGATGTGGCTTATTTTGCGGAATTGTCGGCCTCCGGCTTGGAGCCGGTGCGTTTCGAGGGTTCGGGCGATCTTGACTGCCTGTGCATCGCGAAAGGCGGCATCGAGGGCTGGTGGTCGACTCCCGCCGCGAAAGTCAATGTGACGGCGCGAGGGCAGGGCGACGGTGGACATGATGTGAGCGAGGATGACATCTCCTACGCCAGCCGTGCCGTCACTCTGCATTGGAATGCCAACGCCTCCAGCCGTGACGAGCTGCTCGCTTTGACGGACAGTGTGCGCAGGCTCGTGCATCGTCAGGTCAGGATGCGCGTGGTCGACGGCACCGAGGATACCTGCTGCAGTGGCGGATATATGGTGCTTACCCAGCAGCCTGACTATCGGTCCGGCAGCATCGCCGATTCGACCATCACCATCGTTTTCGAGCGTCCGGAGCGCCTGTCGTCTTTGGCGCATTCGGGTGAGGCTCGCGCGTCGGTGGTGCAGTCGGGCGGCTTGAGCTACGGCGCGGCTAATGGTGGCTTGGCATATCCGCTGCAGTATGGCGTGGCGTCGGATGGTGCGACGGTGATGCGCTTGCCGAATCAGGGCACTAGCCGCGCATATCCGACCTACACCTTGTGCGGAGAGTGGCCTGATGGCTGCACGCTCCGCTTGGCGTGCGACGGGCGTAATTCCACCATCGCCTATTCGCGCGCCATCCACACCGGCACACCAGTATTGCTGGACACCCGCTCCCGCACCGCCACCATGGGCGGCGTGGACGTGACCAGCGGATTATCACAGCGCGGGTGGATGACGATACCGGCCGGCAAGAGTCTGACGGTCAATCTCGCCACCGCAGGCAGCGGGTGGGTCAGCTGCTCAAGCCATGACACCTACATTTAAACGTTTTTCCGATTCGGAGGTGCAACACTTATGACCACGGCTTTAGGCATTCGTCCCGACGCGAAATCGCAGGGCGTCAGCCCTCAGGTGCATCGGCATATCATCAGCGCCCAGTGGGCCAGTGACGGCATCATTCAGGGGCTTACCGTGACCGGAGGCACAGGGCTCACCTACACGGTGAGCGCCGGTACCGCATTGATTCAGCCTGACGGCCAGAAGGGCGAGGCGGTGCTCGCTTATTGGCCGGGCGGCGCCACTCCCGCAGTCGCCGCCGGTAACGCCGGATTGAGCCGATACGACGTGATTTGGCTCCGCGCCCACGACCTCGACAAGGGAGACGCGGACAATCAGGTGGTGCTCGGCGTCACTCAGGGCACGCCGGCCGCTGACCCAGACGTGCCGCTCGACCAGGTGCCGTCCGATGTGGTGCGTTTGGCGGCCATGCTCGTGCCCGCCGGCATGACACAAACCAAATCGTGCAGTACGGATGGCGCGGAACGCTACGCCATGCCCTACGGCGCGAGCAAGGGTCTCATTGCGCGTAACGTCCGAAACTACGAGGGCCCCGCAAACATGGGCGACGGTGGGAAGGACTATTTCGAGCAGGACACCAGCTTTTATCTGCCGACCGACAGGCTGGTGGAGCTCAGGTACACGGCCACGGCGGCCGCCTGCCGACACGACAATCCCAAGAAGCCCACCGAGGACGCCACACAGATGGCCTGCTGGTATGTCGGCTTTCAGGTCGACGGGCAGGACGTCTCCGGTGGCGGCGGCCAATTCCAAGTGTCCCGCGCGTGGCAGCAGGTGCATTTGAATGCGCTGGTCGAATTGCAGGCCGGATGGCATACCGTGCGCACCCGCAACCATCGCGTCACGTGGGGCGAGAATGTCTATTTCATCTGTCACAGCGACGGCAAGGAGAATTACCCCGGCCGCACGCTCGAGGTGTGGGACCGTGGCGTGAACGTCGGCTAAGGAGGCGCACTCATGGCTTGGCGCGCGTATATCGTGGATACGATCAGCGGACAGCTCTTGTGTCCAATCGACTTGCCGAATTTCAGCTGGTCGGTCAGTGTGGCCGACTCATCGCTTTCCACCACGAAATCCAAGGGTGTGGGACAGGACGAGGTGAGCGGTCTCAAGGTGCCATGGACCGCGGTGCCGGCCAATTCGCCAGGCGAACGCTCACGGCTCCTCGCGCCAGACCGGCGCAGCGTCGCACTCTGCTGGACGAGTCCGCTCGATTCGGAGGATGCCATCGGCACACCAATATTGTGCGGCCTCATCGGACAACGCAAGGACGGGCCACTCGACACCGACTTCAGCCTGACGAGCATTTACGGGCTCTTGGGCGACCGGTATCTGGTGCGCGAGGGAGTCTACGGCACTGCCAATGGCAGCACCAGCACCGACGTCATCAACTTCAACAATCTCTCCTTGCGCGCCATCGCGGCGGAGGCGGGGTGGCTGTGCACCAATGCCAAGCCGGGCGGCGGACTGCCCATCGACTGGCACTACAGGGGCGAAAAAGGCTCGCACCAGCGCGAATATGACAGCTGGGACATCCAGAATCTCAAATGCTCCGACGTGTGGGACAAGATCGCCAACGTCGAAAACGGGCCCGACCTGCAATTGCGTCCGAAACTCTCCGGCGACACCATCCGCTTCGACTTCCTCGCCGGGAGTGACGCGGATCCGAACATCGCGCAGGACACTATCCTCGAGCTTTCCAGCAGCCCGTATGGCGGCACCTTGGAAAACATGACCATCGACCACTTGGGCGCCGTGCACCGTGTCTACGCGTCCGGCTCTGGCACGGACAAGGCGCAGCTCTGCCACCTGTCCGAAGACCTGAGCCTCGTCAACGGCAATCATGAGCCATTCCCGCTCCGTGAGATGACCTACAGCGACACGGACGCCGCCGACGCGAACCTGCTGCGCCAGCATGCAGACGGCGTCCTTGCCGCGAATCACGCGCCGCTCATGCAGATCAAAGGCGAATTGCACGCCAATGACGTGAGCGTGGACGGCACGCCATTGCATCCACTCGGGAGCTTTTGGCCGGGCGAGACCATGCGTCTCGACATCCAAGGCTTCCCATCGCTTTCCGACGGCGTGTACGAATGCCGTCTCATGCAGATGAGCGGCGACCAATCGGACAAGGTGAGCTTGATTTTCGATGCCATGGATGATCCCATGGCCTGACATTTTGGAGGTGGCAATGTCCTCTCATGTGGAATTGAATCCAGACGATTCGACGCTCGGCCTGAGCCTGGGCATGAAGGCCATGCGCCTCGCCCTGACCCAGAAGACCCACAAGATGGGCACCGTGCGCATCCCCGGCACGGGCGGCACGGACGTCATCATTGGCGATGGCGCGCAGGATGGCGCGAATCGCATCGACCAGGATGGTAATCAACTGCCGCTCGTGGACACGAGCGGCATCGACAAGGCCGCGCAGGACGCGCAGCAGTCCGCCGACAAGGCCATGGCGAAGGCCGACGAGGCGATCGCCAAGGGCGAGCAGATCCGCCAGGACGCGCAGGCGGGCATCGACGACGCGCGCAAGCAGGCGCAGGATGCCGCAGCCAAGGCCGACAAGGTCCGAAGCGATCTGACCCGGCAGGTCCAGGATGCGAAGTCCGAGATGGACTCCACCGTCAAGGCCGCCCAATCATCCGCCAACAAAGCTCAGTCCGCAGCAGACGCGGCCCAGAAGGCGGCCGACAAAGCCAATGCATCCACCGCCGATCTGGACAAATCCATCCAGGCCGTCGATGCGAAGGCCATCGCAGCGAAACAGGCCGCGGCCGAAGCCCAGTCCAAGGCCGAGAACGTCGCATCGGATCTCGATTCCGCTAATGCGGTCATCGAACAGCACACCACCGAACTCGGAGAACTGACGACGAAAGTCAGCAATGCTGTCAAGAAGTCCGACAATGCCCTGAGTGTCTCCACGGAGGCCAAGCAGACTGCTACCGAGGCATCGACTACGGCATCTTCCGCATACAAGGATTCGCAGACCGCTCTTGCCCAGAGCACCACTGCGACCCAGACCGCAACCGCCGCAAAGACCACTGCCGAATCAGCAGGCAAAACCGCAAACGATTCGCTTAAGCAGTCTTCCGCAGCTGTGCAGACGGCCGATCAGATCAGCACGACTCTGAGGACCGAATATCAGACCAAAGCTGATGCCGATAAGCTCTATGCGACCCAGTCCAGTCTGAAACAGACTTCTGATTCCATCACGGCTTCCGTATCAAAGACATATGCAACGAAAGATGCGTTGTCTGCTCTCCAGAACGTTGCGGATAACGCCATCGAATCCTGGCAGGGAACCGGTGTTCCGACACTGACGAACAAGCCGGCTTCGGACTGGACCACCGACGCGAAGAGGAAGAAGCATTCCGGCGACCTTTACTACGACAAGGCCACCGGTAAGGCGTACCGGTTCGGCTCCGACGACGGCGTGACATATACTTGGGAGCTGAATCAGGATACCGATGTCACCAAGGCATTGGCGGATGCAGCCAATGCACAGACTTCCGCGAATAACGCACAGGCATCCGCAACGGCAGCGAACACCGCTGCTAGTAAGGCCCAATCGACGGCAAATACCGCAGTCAATAATGCAGCCACAGCGAAGAACGCAGCCGATGCCGCACAATCCAGTGCGAACAAGGCCCAGGGCGATGTCGATAAGCTGAAGATCGATATTCCCGAGACCTATGCGACCAAGAGTTCTCTGACTCAGACCGCGGAATCAATCACGGCGAATGTCGAGTCCGTCAAGACAACCGCAAACAGCGCCGTGACAGCCGCATCCAAGGCCCAACAGACCGCCGATGGTATTTCCGCAAATCTGACAAAGAACTATCAGACAAAATCCCAGGCTGATACGATATATGCGACCAAGGCGAGTCTGAAGGCGACTTCCGATAGCATTTCCGCCGAAGTGACCAAAGCTCAGGGAACCGCCGATGGTGCCGTGACAGCCGCATCCAAGGCCCAACAGACCGCTGACGCCGTAACTCTGAATCTGTCGAAAAATTACCAGACTAAGGCACAGAACGATGCTCTGTATGCAACCCAGACGAGTCTGAAGGCTACTTCGGATTCGCTTAGCGCGAATATTACGGCAAATGCGAAGACGGCTCAAAGCGCTGTTGACAAGGCTACGAGTCTCGAAGCGAATCTCAATGGGTTTAAGACCACTGTTGCTGAGACTTATACTACCAAGAATGATTTCAACAATCTTACGATTGGTGGACGGAACCTTCTTGTTAAATCGAATTTCATTAAGACTTATCTAGATATCGTAACTGGAAATCTTAAAAGTCCAGATGCTTCAGTTTCAGATTCCGAATGGAATGGCGATTCGTCATCTAAAAAACCAATCATAGTCGATCCGGATACAACATATGTTTTAAGTGCATATGATTCAATGACTGATACTGCAAATTACATTGGTCGTATCAGTCAGTTTGATTCCGAAGGTACTCTTATCAATTTTGTAGTTCCTTCAATATCAATCAGAGATAAAGGTCATATTACCTTTACGACTGATACAAATGCAGCTACCATCTTAGTTGGTATTTATGCCTTTCCAAAATATCGATGGAAGCTCGAAAAAGGCACTAAACCAACTGACTGGTCTCCAGCCCCAGAGGACCTTCAGCCCGCAGGAGATTACGCAACCAACAGTTCTCTTACCCAGACGGCGAATTCCATCAAGGCGCAGGTGTCGGAGGTCGCGAAGACCGCTTCCGGGGCGATGGGCAAGGCGTCCTCGGTGGAGCAGACGGCCAGCACATTGTCCTCGAAACTGTCGGAGACCGCGAAGACGTTGGATTCGACCGTGCAGACCGTCAACACGGTGAAATCCACGGCCGACTCGAACAAGGCCACGTTGACGCAGGTCGCGAAGACCGCCTCCGACGCGTCGAGTCGGGCGAGCAGCGTGGAACAGTCGTTGAACGGCTTCAAGACGACTGTAAGCCAGACCTATGGCCGTGGCTCGAACCTCTGGGTCAATCCGACGTTCGACCCCGACAAGCCCCAGATCACATCTCGGGTGAATAATGTCACTGCGCCGAATGGGAGCGGAGTGAATCTACTCGCCAGCCGTGATCATCACAATAATGCCACTAGTTTTCCTGTAGTTCCGGGTCATACCTATGTGATAACCGCTCATATCAAGCGATTAAAGGGAGACAAACCACTGAATGCTGGCATCTGGTACACTGCACAGACCGGCGGAAATTCCTTTGACACATATCGGGGAGCTGAATCGACGTCAGACCTTAGCGACGGATGGATTGCTGCGACATGGCGTTTCTCCTGTCCGAATGGGAAATCCAGAGGATGTGTGTTCTTCCAGATCGAGCAGTCGGCAAGTAATGGTCCGACGCAGTGGTATGTGGCGAATGTCGTCTGCACCGATGTCACCGGTCTTCAGCCAGCCGGAGATTACGCCACGAATTCCTCCCTGACGCAGACGGCGAACCAGATCCGCGGCGAAGTGTCGGAGAAATACCAGTCCAAGAACGGTATGAGCTCTTACGCCACGAATTCCGCCCTGACGCAGAAGGCCGACGAAATCACAGGCAAGGTGGCGGAGGTCGCGAAGACCGCCCAAGGAAACACGACCACCATCAGCCAGGTGTCCCAGAAGGTTGACAGGATCAACACGGCCCTGTCGCAGCGGATCAGCGGCAAGGCCGACACGAGCAGGGTCAGCAGCCTGGAACAGAATCTCGACGGGTTCAAGACTAGCGTGGCGAAGACCTACCAGACCAAGGGGGACTATCCGACCAAAGCCGAGGTGCAGTCCAGGATCGACCAGTCGGCCTCCTCGATCAAATCGACGGTCGGCCAGACCTACACGACACTCGCCGCGACCGAGGCGTTGAGGAAGAGCGCGACCCGTATGTTCACACTGACCGGCGCGGCCGGCAAGGCGAAATGGGTCAAGCTCGGCTATCTTACCAGCAGCGGCGACGCGTCGAGCGTCCTCCTGCACGTGTACTCCGGCAACGGATACAACGGTTTGGCCAGCCAGAACGCGGAGTTCGAGATCTTCGTCAAGGACGGCTATCAGTCGTCCGCGTCCGCATCGGGCGCGTTCGGCGTGAGCGTGAACCGCATCCGCGACGCGGACAACGTGAAGGTCAAGGTCATGGCGTTCAGCTCGACCACCTGCGACATCTGGGCGTACCTGCCATGGAACTACTGGAACGGGCACTACACGCTCCAGGGCGACTACAAGGCGTGGCAGGACGGCCCAAACTGCGGCGGCACGAGGATACAGGACACGGAGCCCACGAACGGCACCGCCCAGAACCTCGCGTACGATACGATCAGCACGCGCAGCTACGTCGACCAGACCAGCAAGTCGGTGGCCTTGGGCGTCGTGCAGAATTACAAGGGCACGGACGGGTCGGGGCTGGCCACAAAATCTGATATCACGGTCGCAAAGAACAGCATAACCAGCACCGTCGCAGGCACTTACGCCACCAAGAGCGGCGTCACGCAGGAGATCAGTTCCAAAGTCTCGCAGAACAATGAGTCGCTTGATGTCAAGTTCGCCACGAAGGTTGAGATCAAGAACGCGCAAGCCTCGGCCAATACGGCACAATCGAACGCCTCCGACGCCCAATCGCGTGTCGGGGTTCTGGAGGACTGCATCAGCCTCACTTCCGCAGGCGTCCGCGCCGGCCACCAGAAAAACGGCGTGTTCAACGGCGTGAGCGCCCTCGTGAGCACTGACGGCAGTTTCGACCTGCTTGACAAGGACGGCAAGCTGCTCACACGCATCGACCGGCACAGTTTGCAGGTGGCCGGTGATAATGGCGTCGGGTCCGGGCATTTGATCCTGTCACAGGACGGTCTTGACATCACCGTGCAGCCTACTGCGAACAAGACGGTCACCTATCATATCCAGCTCGGCGCGGGCGGCATCAGCATCACCGCGCCAGACGGGGCGCATGTCGAATGCTCGGCCCGGACCGGTCTGGATCTGGAGACGGTGAAATACGGCAAACTGTCCATCGGCTCCGGCGGCTTGCAGTTCACGAACGACCAGGGCTGGGGCTTGGCGCTCTCCGCCGCGGGCTGGAGTCTGAAATGGACGGGGAACCACACGCTCGCCACGGGCCCGACCGCTGGCGCATTGTACATCGACGGACGTCAGATCGTCACAAGATGATTTTTGGAATATGGAGGTAAGTATGGATGATGTCGTCAAAACCGATGGAGTGCTGGATTTGCGTCCGGCGAGGGACAGTCTTGTCTATCAGCTTCTGCGGCTTGGATTGTCTTTCGACCATAAGGACGCGTCCGGTGAGACCTGGACGGATTACCGTCGTGGCGTGATCGTGACTTTCACGGGTCGTGATACGGCGGCCGAGGTCGTTGTCGCCGACATGGACACCAAGGATTCCAGGACGGTTGCCGTGTCCGACTTGGCGGATGTGACCGAGGTGAAGACCTGGCGCAGTGATGGTGCCGAGGGCTAGGCGTCCTGTTTCCTTGTCTGTTTTGTTGTTCCCGTCGTTTCAGGCGGGTTTCTCTTTTTTTGAGGAGGTTATGTTGACTCAAATCAAATTCGATTTCGGCCATCCAAGCGCGGATGGCAGTCGAAGAGGCTCGACCCATGGGAGAGCCGATGCCGCCGCTTGATCTCTTGTCGAGCACGGAATTCTGGACGTCGCTGTTCGTCGCCTTGGTCGGAGGCGGGGGAGTGGGCGCCATCATCGGCGCCATCTCCAGCCGTCGCAAGGACACTGCGCAGATAGCCGCCCAAGCCTGCGACATTCTGACCGATTCAGTCATCAAGCCTTTGCGCGAGCAGGTCGAATCGCAGGAGGAGCAGATACAGCATCTGGAATCGCAGCAGCGGAAGTATTTCACGCTCACGGCCTACACCCGCGACCTTTTCCATTGGCTTGGCTTGTTCTGCGAGATCATCGAGCCGGAATTCCTCAAACGTCATCCGAAGCCGCATCTCCCGGACGAATTACGCGAGGATGTCGCACCCGAGACCTTGGAGGAGCGATGACGTCCATCGGCATCCTCTGCATCCTCTGTGCGCTCGTCCTCGTCTTCAACCACGGCGCGCACCTGCGCTGACAATCATTTTTCAAGGCCATCTCCACGGAGGTGGCCTTTCCTTATGCCTGAAGGAGGCAATCATGGCAGACCATGCCACCAAAAACACCACAACCAGTAATCTGCCTGGTCTGACCGGCGAGCGTGTCAAGGCCGGAGTGACCATCGTGGTCACGCTCTACGCTCTGGTCAACGCCGGCCTGTCCTTGGCCGGCATCAATCCGCTGCCTTTCACCAACGAGCAGGTCAGCGCTTCAATCTTCGGTGTCATCGGCATCGCCGGAACCATTTACGGCTGGTGGAAGAACCAGAACATCACCAGCGCGAGCCTTGCTGGCCAGCAGCTCGTGGATGCATTGAAGAAAGAGGGCGTGGTCAATGGCATCAGCGCAGCGAAAAGCGCCGCGTTGAGCGCGGCGGCAGCCGTGGCCAAGACCACGCCGAAGACTGCCGCCGAATCAGCCGAATCGACGGACACGGACAGCACCGTGGCAGACTCCGATCTTGTGCCGGGCGGTAATCTCTGATGACCGGCGCAGGCTTCGCACTATGGCGTGGCAGTCCGAACCACTACGCTGGGCGCAACGGGCTGCACGTGGACCACATCACCCTGCATATCATGGTCGGCCGATTGGCTGGCACGGACTCGTGCTTCATGCGCTCCAGCTTCCAGGCCGCCTCGCACTATGGCGTCGGCGGCGACGGGAGCGTCTACCAGTGGGTGGACGAGACGCAGGGCAGCTGGGCGGACGCCAATTGGCAGAGTGATTGCAGCGGCGTGACCATCGAGCACGAGGGCGGCATGGCCGGAATCCCCGTCACAGACGCGGAGGTCGAGGCCAGCGCCAGACTGTGCGCCGACATCGCCCGCCGATACGGGTGGAAGACCCTCTGGCACGATGCCAGCGGCAACCGTGCCGGCAATATCGTCCTGCACCGCGAGGTGCCTGGCACGGACCACTACGGGTGTCCCGACAGGTGTGTCAACGCGCTGCCGGTGGACAGGATAATCAAACGCGCTAACGAGCTTTTGGGAGGAGACGATATGAGCGCAGAAGACGTGTGGAATTTCAATCAGAATGGTGTCCTGATGCGTGACCGACTGCAGGGCACGGACGCGGCGGCGAACGCGACCAAGAAGGAGCTGTTCAGGCTTTCGCAGTGGGACAGGAACACCCACGCGTCGGCCTTGGGCAACCTTGTGGTCGAACAGCCGGTGCAGGGCGGCGCGAAATTGGGCGACCGTGTGGCCGGCATCGATGCGAAGACCAGCCAATTGGTCACGCAGGTGGCCGCACTGACCGAGGCGGTCAAGACCCTCGCCGAGAGCAAGGGCGCCGACCCCGACCAGATCGCCGCCGCGGTCGAGAAGGCCGTCAAGGCCAAGCTCGACAAGCTCAGGATCACCGTCATGGACGGTTCCGACGAAAAATAA